AATTTGTTTTTAGATTCTGATATTTTTCTACCAACTTCTGCAGGTACAATTTTACCTATCATTGCTATTCTTTTCTTCTCACTACTCTCCTTAGACATTATTTTTCCTGTTTGAACAATTCTGTTTCTCTCATTCATTTCAGGTGTTCTTTTTTTGCCTAAATTACCTATTGACTTTTTCTGTCTTGTTATATCACTATCTTTTCTAGGTAATTCATCTGTTTCAGTCAACATACAGTTTAAACCATTTTTAGAGAGCACATCATATTCATCTTGCCAAAATCTCTCTCTACTATTAAGTTCTTCAATAGTACATTCCTCAACAATTTCAAATTTATGGTTTATATAACCATATTTTATAAAGGAAGCGTGTAATCTTGTCTGCTTTTTAAGAGAGTCTATTCCTTTATAACTGGTAAATCTCTTATGAATATCAACAGATTGACCAATATAAACTCTATTGGAAGGACTTGTTATTTTGTAAATACCTATCATAATGCTTTATTATTTAAAGTTTTAACACCTTCTTCTTGTACAAGACCAGGGTTATCTGTATTCTTGGTTGTATCAAGTTTTTCTTCAGAGAAATCTTTGAAATCAATTTTTACATCTGGATTATTGTATTTTAGTGCTCTTTCAAGACCATCTAAAATTATCTCACGCAGTGGATTTATCTGATTTCTATACAATATCTTTAATGACATAGCCATTTGATCTGCTGTAGAAGAGAATCCTGTTCCTGTTATAATTCCAAAGAGTCCTGGGTCATTAATTTTGTGACTCATAAGAATCTTATCTCTGCAATTTACACTTAACCACTCAAATTGCTCATATGCATTAGTGATTTCAATAGTATTTACAGTAGTTTCATTCTCTTTGTTGTTATTAAAACTGATAATTATATTACCTGCATTACTTGTGCCCTTGGTTTTACCCAGTATTGCTCTTTCTGCTTCTTCCTGTGCTTCATCATTTTCAGGAACTCCCTGATTTACATTAATAACCTTTCCAGCACTGAAGTTATTCTTGATATAAGTAATACAATAGTTTGACATTTCCTCTTCAGTCTCTGCTGCTTGCAGTCCTGACACATAGTCTGGTAGAGCAAACAGAGGTTCAGCACTAGGTATCTTAACATAGAGTATTTCTTCATAATCTATTTCACCTAATTTTTTATCAGTATTACCAAGTCCAAAAGCAGGTATCTTTTTAGGTGGAAATTTACTTCTTAACTTCCAGTCAAAACTATACCAATATGCTTGAGGTTCTTCAGTAATATCTGGTTGCTGTGCTATTGCAAGTTGTTTTACAGGTATGAAGTACATTTTTGCAATAGATTTTCTGTCTTTGCTATATACTATCTGTAAAGCATAAGCACCTTGTTTCTTTAAGTCTTTTACCATCAATCTTGCATCACTTCTTGATATGATACTGTAAATATCTACTCCTGAGGCTATTAAACCTTCACCATATATATAATTTGATATACCATCTATTACTGCTTGATTTGTGGGTGAACCAACATATCTATCCTCCACATATTGAAAGAAAGAGTTATCTGCACCATTAGTTATATATGATGTAGATTGCTGTAATAAAGCAGTGCTCTTAGGTCTAACGTAGTTGTTCATTTGTATAACACTCACTTTAGACTGTGGAAGGTTTTTATTTATAACTTTTTTCATAATTACATTATTATTACTCCATTACTATCTGGATATGTTAATTTATAGTCCTCTACTTTCTGTACAGATGTTGCATATGCTTTATCTCTGTAAAGTAATGCTCCACCATGACTGTCCTTTCTCACTGTTAATTCAAAACTATCACCTTCCACCATTCCTAAGATAGGAACATTAAACTGTAAATAACCTTTAATATTGATAGCAGGACTGCTGAATTGTGTTGTCTTAAATGTGAGTTCATTATATAAAGTCACATATACAGTGTTTACCATTTCTCTTGGTATTATTTTTATGAATGCAGTACCACCACCATCTGCTGTAATCATATCACAGGTGAGTATAGCATTATCACATGTGTATAATGTACTGTCACAGGTGAGGAATTGTGTACCTAAATAATTAATTACTTTCATAGCTATTGAATTATAATCTAAAGACAGATAAAAAGTGTTTTGTACATAATAAAAAACCCCTCAACTTTTAATTAAGGGGTTAGTTGATATATTTTACTACTATTAGGTGATAACAGTCACATCTACACTCACAGTATTACCTGCAGAGTTAGTGTAATACATTGTTGCTACACCAGCAGATACACCAGTTACAGTACCAGCATTAAGACCAGTTCCAGTTACAGTTGCAATGGTAGGTTCTCCAGATATCCAAGTGTTTGTAGCTCTTGGAGTGCCACTTCCTGTTAATACAAGAGTAGCAGGCATATCTACTAAGAATGAACCTGTTGCAGAAGTTATGAAAGGAGTATCTTCACTAATAGTTGTTGTATTAGTATTTTGAAGTAATCTGTCTCTTGCAGCATCAGCTAAGTACCAGAATGGTTCTGGTTCTGTACCTGTGGCAGTCATGGTATAACCATTTAAACTGTCAATTGCACCACCTACACCATTTGTACCAGTGATTTCTGCTCCATTCTTTTTACCTATCATTACAAATTGACCAGTATTTAGTTCTGCAACTAATATAGGTCTTCCCCATGCCATTACTTTCAATTCATACTCCATCTCTGCAGATAATCTGGTTAAGATGAATGTAAGAACCTGTGTGAATGATGTAGTACCAGTATCTCTGCTACTTGCAATAGTTTGTTGCAGACTATCTCCTGTATTTTTCACTGCGTACTGGAATACTTTACCAGTAATTCCAGGTGTTGATAATGGAAATAGAGTAGCATCTAATGCAGTTATTACCTGAGAACTTCCAAGTTCAATGAAAGGATCTGATGTTGCTAATGGATAAGCATCATCATAGTTTATCAGGAATATATTTCTAATCCCAGAAACCACATCCTTACAGGCAATGCTTCCCTTAGATTTTGTTATTTTACAAGCCATGATATATATAATTTTATATTGTTATTAAAAAAAAGGGAAGGAAGAAAATTGTCCTACCTTCCCTTAGGTTCTTTAAATCAGTTCAGAATTAAGGAATAACTCTTCCCCACACAACTTCTGCACCAAAACTATATCCTACAGCACCTGTATATGCAATTTTGGTTCTGATGTTACCATCAAGTCTGTCTTCATCATCAGACACTCTTACTTGGTTCCATTCATTGTTTAAACCTGTTGCAAATACTACATTTTTTACTCTGTATGCTACTACTGTATCAGTAGGTAAACCTCCAAGAGATTCCATTCTGATACCAGCAAAGTTCAAGTCTTTCATACCTACTGTAGTGTTATTACCCATAGAAGCTTGTGCTTCAGAGTATAATTTTGCTACATTGTATGATACTCCCATAACTACATCTGGCTCTCCATAAAGAGCAGCAGGAATTGCATCATATACTTGCTCAATAGCAGCAACTACATTTGCTTTTGTTAATGCAGCAGGGAAATCTATGTCAATAACTGCAGCATCTGCAAGCCATTGTGGTAGTAAACCAAAGAAATCATTTGCTCCATTTGCACCATTCCAAATCTGGTCTTCTATGATTGCTCCTAAAGAAGAAGTCATTGCATCTAAGATTGCTGATAAGATATCTTCTGGAATAGGACCATCTGATTCAAAAATACCTGCTTGGTAAGCCTGTACAGTAGATGCAAATTCATCTTTACAGATTTCTTCATCTACTTTGAATTTTTTAGGAGTGATTACCCTATCTATATAGGTAAGACCTCCAATAGGAGTGAAACCACAAGTATAAGCAGTTTGAGCAGCAGCATAACTAACTCTAGGAAGAACAGCAGTTCCTACTACATTAGGTAATACAGTAATCATTCTCTTATTTATGGTGTCCACTTTTTTGTACGCCTGTACAAGAACTTCTGCTGCTTCTGCAAGAGCTAAAGAAGTTGTGATAACATTTGCCATGATAATAATTTTTTAATATTAATATTATTTTTTATGATTTGCTGCAATTCTGTTGAATTTATCCATTGCAGTTTCCTTATAATTTTTGTTTTCATTAGATTTTAACTTATCTACAGCAGGTGCTGCAGATAATGTGTCAATCTGAGTTTTTAGAGTTTCAATCTCCTGCAGAGAGGACAAATTCTGTGCTTTGAGTGTTTCCACTTCTGCTCTCAGGTTCTCTACCTCTTGTATAATCTCTTCATTAGAAGTAATCACACCATTTTCATCAGTTGTGATTCTGTGACCTTCAATATCTGTAGTCTGTGAAGTATATAATTCTCCATTAAGGAATAATTCATCACCCACAGAGAAACTCTCACATGTAAATACATCACCATTCTCCATAACAACTTCTACAAGTTGTCCTTCAAGATTTTCATCTGTAGGAGGTGGATCAATAACTACTTCTTGTTCCTCAACTACAATCTCTTCAGCAGGTATTGCTTCTGAAGACTCAATTGCTCCTGTATCATCTGTTTTAAATATGAACCCCTCAAACTCAAATTCAATATTTGGTAGTGGTTTCATATCTGCATCATATACTATGTTGCCAATCTTTAATTCCTCAACTGTGATTGTACCATAATCTTCAGTTGGAATTTCTAATATTAGTTGTGTTTCCTCAGACATGAGACGCACAAGCTTTTTAAGTAAATTCATGTTATTATCTTTTATGTTACTAAAACCATATTTTTTTGCTTGTTCTTTGCAATAATCACAAGTATCTTCACCTGTGGTAAACTTACCTGTTTTTCTATTGTATTCACATTGACAGTTGTCATGCCAAGGAGGTTCATTTCTTGCTCTTCTCTTAGGTATATAAGCAAGTTCATCTTTTTTAACTTTCTTTAATATACCATCTATAGAAAATCCATTGAGTTCTTTATTTTTAATCTTCTGTAGAACTTCATCATCCTCTACATAACCTGAAACCATCCAGGTACCTTTAGGTACATCAAAACCAAGAGCATTTGCTTTATCATTTGAAGGGTCTCCAACAATCCATGTCTCAACAAAAGTCAGATTCTCAATCTGCTTCCCATAATCATGGTTCTCAGTTGAGTTTTGCTGGTATCCACTTTTGATAAACTGTCTTGAAAACTTAGCAATATCTTCTTCAGTAAACACTAAGTAGTAATACTCTTTAGTCTGTTCATCATATCTCAGTATCTTTTGTTCAGGTACCAGGACAACTCCAGTTACCAATCTTTTTTCCTCATCTACTACAGATAATACTGTATGAGATTCTGGTATTTTTGATAATCTTACAAACATAAATTCATTAGCAGGTAAATCTACTAGACTAATAGCAAATACTCCTTCAAATTCTTCATCAAAGACTGCTAAGTATTCAGGTAATTTTTCCATTGTGTATAGTATTATATGGTAAAGACACACACTTCTTGTTTTGTAAAAAATAATCTGCCATTATGTCACTATGACAGTAATAACATGACAAATTGTCAGCAGAAATATCTTACACACAAGCATTGACTGTTACTGACATATTGTCAGGTGTGGTTCAAGTGATAGTTTTGAGGAAATCCTGCAGACACCCATCAGTCAGTTCTCTTGAATAAGCAACTTCTTGTTCAAGTTGTGGTGTGAATCAGCAAATTAAATTTCTCTCTGTCTGAGGATATTGAACAAACCACTATAAATGAATCTAACTTTTAGTAGTTATATGCCTTTAAAAAGCATTTTGAAGTGGATTTAAGGCACTTTAATGTAAAAGTGATAGTAGATTATACCCTTGATATTTTTATTGCTTTAAAAGCAGGATTTTGATCAGGAGATTGTGAGTGGGTGTCCTGAGGAGTTCCAGATACTAGACCTTCAAAGTCCTCAGGCAAGTCAAAATAGTGAAATCCTCGCAGGACAGTGTAAGTTCTCACACATAAATCCTTGGGTAACACCTAGTGCATCAGTGAATTAACAAGGTTCTACCACAGATATCTTTCTTTACTACCACAAGAACTTACACATAACTTTTGGTTTTAAAGAAGGATATTAGGTTCTTTTCCTCCTCTCGCTCTCTCCTCCTTATCTCCTAAGACACACATTTCTTTTTAGTATATATATAATAATAATATAATAATATATAATAATATAATATATAATAAATCTTTTTCTTTTCTTCTTTCTTTTGGTTCTTTTCTTTCTTCTTTAAATCACTTGATGGTGACCTCAAGGAAGTTGAGAGTCTAATCACTTGAATCTGTAAAGTAACACTTGCGTGTAAGAAAAAACCTAACTACTTCTATTCAATATGAATTTCTGTAGTTAGGAATAAGTGTGTACATGCTGTTTTAAGGCTGTACGCATATGATTTAAGGCACTATCTACCCAAAGTAATACTAGAATATACCTGGTATAAAAATAATGCCTTAAACACGATGTTTCCTGTTCTCTGTTATTTTATGAAATTTCACAAATGCTTCCTCAAGAGTGGTATAAGTCCATCCACGTTCTCCCCAATAATACTCCTTTGGATATTTTTCTGCTTCCTCAAAAGTATACTTAACCCCTTTAATTACTGCTGTATGAGCTTTCTGTTTATGAATTATAATAACCTCAAAGTTCTTCTCTCCTAACTTGTAAATTGCAACATCACCATCCCTGATAACTTGTATTGCAGTACCTCTTAATCTAGTTCCTAAGGTCTTAATATCAATTTCTGTTTCTAATACTTTCATAATTTATTTTTTATAACCTGACATTTTGTCATGTTGTATTTTTTATACAAATGTAGTAATTTTTTAATTACTTTTTACCTTTTCTTGGTGTACCTTTCACTTTTTTCTTAGGAGGCATACCTTTTTTAGGTTTTGGATCTTTATTTTTCATGATATATATTATAAAAAGATTGATTGTTCAACTCTATTTCTGTCTAGTGCCTGTGCACTAGATACTTCTGTACTAACTACTTGTGCTTTTACAACACTTTCTCTACCACCAAGAACAGTTTGATTTGCAGGTGTCTGTGCAACAAGATTGAATGATGCTGCTTGACTTGCACCAGCAGAACCACCTCCACCAGGAGTAGCACCTCCTGTATCACCACCTTTTAATGTATTAGATGCAGCAGATATAGTCTGTGCAAGTATAGAAGCAATACCTGCAGCAGCATTAATTTTAGTTGCTAATACATTCTTTACGTGTGCAGCAAGTGCAACAGGAAATGCAGGGTTAGGCACAAAAGTACCTGGTAATATTACAGGAACTGCTGATAAGTTTGATTGAGATACAGCAATACCTTTTGCAGCATTTGTTACAATTTCTGCAATTGCAAGTCCTTTTTGTACAGCAAGTATACCTATTGCAAGTGCTTTGTTTTTACCTGCAAATGCAGAAAGTATATTTAAACTTTCATTTAAAGCATTTTTCTTTGCTTCTTTAACATTTTCTGATGATTTTGCTAAATCTTCATCTGCTTTAATTTCTTCAGCAGTTTTAATATGCACCTCATCAATATGTAAATCAGCAATATCTTTTAATGCTTGATCTTGTTCTGCTTGTGCATCTAATTTATTTTGATTTTGCTGATGAATATCTTCCATTTCAGCAAGAGCAACAGTAAGATTAAATGCTCTTTGTTCTTCTGCTTCTTTCTCTCTCTGTTTCTTTAAATCCTCAGCATCTTTTTCACCATCTTTTTTCTTCTTTTCTGCTGCTTTTTTTGCTTCTTCTTCTTCTTTCTTACGTGCATCAGTTGCTTCTTGAGCAATTTCTTCCTGATTTTTATTTCTTATATCCTTAAAATCACCACTTGCTTTTCTAATTGCAGCGTTAGCTTCCTGAAGTTCAGCAAAAGCAGCATTTTTTGCAGCAACAGCAGCACTAACTGCTTCATCAGAAGCTCCAGAAGCCATTGTATCTAATACAAGTTGTCTTGCTCTTATAACATTACCTGCAGCAACTACAGCATTATACTCTGCATGTTTAATAGCAGCAATACCAAGTTTAACACTAAGTTCTCTTAATTTCTCAGAGGAAGCACCACTTGCTTTTGCCATATTATATATGTGCTCATTATTTCTTTCAAATTCTTCATTTGATTTCTTAACAGCTTCTTTTTGGTCTTCAATATCTTTTGTTAATCTCTTAGTGGCAGCAGCAGCAGCATCATTTGCTTTTTTGGAATCTATTAAGAATGTTGTGAACTTATATATTGCATATCCTGCAGCAACTAGAACTGCTATTAATGCAACCAAAGGATTTGCAAGTATTGCTTCATTCCACAACCATTGTGCTACTGCAGCTGCTTTAGTTGCTATTGTTTGTGCAGTAGTTGCTATTGTTTGTGCAACTGTAGCAGCATAACTTTTAATCTTATTAATTATAGAGAGTTGAGTAGCTGTATTACTGGAAACAGTTGCAGCAGTGTTAGTTTTAGTTGCTACAGTATCTGCTTTTTTAAATACTGTGAATAACTCAGTTGCCTCTACAGCATCTTTTACAGTACTTGCCCATCCTCCTGTTATCTCATTAAGAATACCTACAGCACCTCCATTCTCAAGTACTGCTTTTGAGTTCTTACCAAGAGAGGTAGTTAAACTTCCTGTAGAATGTTCAACCTTAGAAGATGCTTCATCAACACCTTCCAGTCCTTGTTCTACTTTACCAAGACCTGCAGCTGCTTCATCAGCATTGACAAAGATATTTATAAATCTTTCTATGATATTAGCCATGACTTCTGTGTATTAACTTTTTAAACATTCTTTTTATTGCAACAGAAGGTAGTTCATACTTACCTTTTGCAATCTGTATTGCTTCATTTGCTTGGTAATATCTCACCATAGACAACATTTGGATTATCTCTCTCATTATGTTACATTTAATATTCCTTCTTGTTGTACAAGTACTGTTCTATAGGAACCATCATCAAAATTATACTTTATTAGTGCTCTTCTTGAACTAAATAAGTCTGGTTCAGTATCATATATTTTAGTTTTAATAAGAAATGTAGATTCATCAAAACCTTCACCATAGTAATTTAGTGGTTGTATCCAACTGGTACCATCTCCTAAATCACCTATATCAATATACCAGAAGTTCTTATGTTGCATAGTAACACCATAATACATCTCTCCTGCATTAGCAAGAATAGAAGTCCTGTTCATAGGAGGAATTGTTTCATCCATAAGAAAATGAGTTTCCTTATCTTCTAATTCAATGGTATAAAAAATATCTTTTATATTATAAGTGAAATTCTTATAGTAACTATTATTCATGTGATAAATAGAACCATCAGTATTTATAATTAATGAGTACATAAAATTACCATTATAGGTAGTAAAACCTACTTTCTCTCCTTGTATTAATAACTTATCACCTAATACACGCTTTGCATGTAATATTGGACCATTTACTCCTGAAAATTGAAATAAAGAGTTGTATAAAGTACCTGTAAGACCATCTATAATGAATAATCTGTTTACATTAATACTTCTATATTGTGTAATCTGACCATATACCCATAGTAAATAACTTGGATTAGCAGGATTTGGATCAAAAACCTGTTGAAGTCCTATTGCAGTGCCAGCAGTATTTACTATTCCACTACCTATATTAATTATAAAACCTCCAATATCCTGTATTCTGACAATTTTTGTTGCATTAGTTCCATTATATGTAGTGAATAATCCTGATACTACCACACTATCATCACCCAATACTGTTACATCTGTTGCAGTATCATTAAATCCACTACCAGAACTCCATCCTGCAAACACAGTTCCATCATAATTAAGTTTAACTATCCTATTATGGGTAATTCCATTGTATGTAGTAAATGCTCCACATACAAGTATACCATCTCCAGCATCAGCGAGTCCATATGTTGTATTATTGAATCCTACACCAGCATTAGTTCTGAATGTTGCATTAATTGCTCCTGTAGTATAGTCAATCTTAACTATTCTACCCATTGCTGCACCATTATATATTGCAAAATCACCTGCTACATATAAATCATTACCTATTTTCAACATATCCTTAAAATAACCAGGTTGTGCTGTAGATAATCCTGTACCTACATTAAATTCTGTTACTATATTACCTGCTGTATCAAGTTTTATTAACTGATTACTAGGATGTGCAAACATTCCTGTGAAGTTACCATATAAAACAACACTTTTATCATCACTTACATAGTCTGAAAAGTTTAAATCACTACTAACAAAGGTATTAGGATTAAATTGTTGTGGTAAAAAGAGAGGAGTTCTGGACTTAAATAAGTTAAATGTTGCATCTCCTGTAGATAAATTCACTTTAAAATCTTCTATTTTGTATCTCTGGTCTTTTATATTTATAGTATCTGCTAAATCTAATCTTGTAAGTGTCTCAGGATATATGTTTACTGCTTTATATGCAAACTTTCTCTGTCTGAAATCATATATTTCATCAATCCAAGGTCTCCACTTAGTTTCAAATAAAGTAGGAAATACTGTAGTACCATGCCAAGGATCATAATTACCTGAATTAAAATTAATAGTCTGTGTTACCTGGTTTAGAAGCATGTCATTTGAATTACCCATAATAGTAGGATATGCTAAATCTTGAACAGTTCCAGTTGCAAATTGTATTTTTGGAGATATACCATACATAGAAGATATACCCATATTATAAAATACAATTGCTTTACTGTTATTTTTTTCAAAAGTAAGACCACCATCATCTGTTGATATACTTTCACCTATCATTAAAGGAGTTGCACCACCTTCAGAATCTAACAATCTCTCAAATAACATATTCTCAAAACCAACTGCTACTTCAAGTTTAGTTTTGGTATTAACCTGGTCTTCAGAATATGATTTCTTTAAATCTCCATAACCTATACCTTCTTCATTATTTGCTTTATAACTTTTTCCTAAAACATTTTCAGTCTCAAGATACTTAAACATTATCTCCTTATATACATCAGGTTTTCTTATTACTACTTCTGAAAAGTCAACAAATTCAGTTAAATCTAATGTATCTCCTCTCAGATAATAACTGTTTAATGTGGTTATAAGAAACTTTCCATTTTTATTTGCTTCAGTTCTTGGTTCATATATAGTAAAAGGTAAAGGTCTTATAACTAACTTATACATCTTCATAATATTCTGCAAAAACTCTGTTACTTTCATATCAGGAATGTTATCTGCTATAACTACTCTTGTAACTGCTGTTATTGGATTATTAATACTTAACTTCTCATTAAACCAAGTATCTGAGAAATTACCATTAGTTACAGTTCTGTATCCTGTTTTAATATTAAGGTCAATATCAAAAACAATATCTGAAGATGATTTTATTTCTAATCTGAATATTTTAGTTGCTTTTGCATCAGGATTATTTTTTATAAAACCAGAAACATTTGCTTCATATTTTGTAACACCTCCTGCAGAAACATATTTAGGTTGTCCTATTACAGCTCCATTCTGATCAATAACTCTCACAGTATAAGGTCTTGTGGTATAACCTGCTGCAGGTGTTATTGTATAAAGTACTTTACCATATCCTGAACTAAAAGTATCTTCTGATATAGTTAATGTATTTGGATATATAACACTTATATCACCTTCAGGAGTAAGTGTAATACTTGTACCATCACCTATTACTTGTAACAACGCCTGGGTTATTACCATATGACCATATTCAGTATTAGTAAAAGTCTGTGACCTGTTCAACCACATAAATAAATTCATAAATTCTGCTCTACCAAAGAAATCTCTTGAGAATTGAATCTTATATTTTTTCTCAATTGCTTCTATAATTCTTATGAGTCTAAAAGAAGGTCTTGTATTTTCAGATTTTATAGGAGTTGCAGTGTCAGTTATATTTATATCACCTAATACATCAGGTGTTACAGATACTGACCACTTCTTATCTGAATAATTAATCATAGGAGTAAGAGTGGCACCACTATTAAAATCCTGGTAAGATATACTATAATAAAAATTAATAGATGTATTATCATAATCATACATTTTTAAACCATTAGGTTCTTCTTCTCCAACAGATTTTGCATGGTCAAGTTCTGATAATTTATCTTCACCAAATACATCTGTCAATTGAATTATACTACTGAACAATCCTATTATATAACTATCTACTCTATTGTTCTTAGACCTTACACTTTCTAATTGCAATACTGCAAATCTGTAAGGTCTTGTGTCAATCTCTAAATAACACTCTACTTTGATATTTGGATTATATGAATACTTCTGAGTAACATCTACATTATAATAATATCTGAATATCTCATTATTATTTGCAGTTGCAGGTACAGAAAATGAATTAGAGAAGTCTGAATACACTTTATCAAGTTTTGTGATATCACTCACCTTACTTATAAATTCCATAGGTTCATCTTTGAATAAATCCAGTTTTCTGAAACCTACAGGACCAATGTGTCCTTCAAAAGTATCCACAAGTCCTTCAAATGAATCAGGAGGTCCAGGAACATTATCAGGCATCCACACACTGTCATTTAAATCTATTGTATTTGCATTAATTACAGTAACAGTATAATAATAGTGTACTTGTGGTTGTTCAGTAATGGCATATACATACACTGTATCACCATTTTTTATTTGATGATTTGGTATTACCAATCTTATAAGACCACTACCATTATTTGCAGAAGTATCTATATTTAAAGATCTTGCTGGTGGATATTTTACGTATATTGCTAACATTACATTATATTTTTAATTGTTTCATGTGCTAATTCAACCTGAATAGTATATTGAATAAGTCTTTCATCTTTCACAGTTTTAAATGACATACTATCATTAACTTTAATCACAGGAAGTGCATTACCTAATGTATCTACTATCCATAGTTCCTCTGTTAATTGCAATTCTTTAAGAGGTGCATTCATATACTCAGGAAGAAAATCTGTATTAAGAGTCAGAATATCATTTCCAGTTACATTATATTCTTTTTTATTATGGTCATTAATAGTAAAATTACCATTTATATCAACTATGTTTCTAAGATATCTTGCTCCCTCTGATCTTACTGTTTTCTTAACATTACCAGTAACAGGAAAACCTTCTAAATATCCATATCTGTTTTTAAATACAAGTTGATATTCTTTATCACATGCTTCATATAAATTAAATCTTATATGATACTCTTGAAATCCTTCAAAGAATGTATATTCTATCCAATCAGCACCAGGAATATCTGTCTTTACAGATAATCCCATAATATATCCATTACTTAAATTTGCATCTTCAGTATAGGTTATAAGAGTATTAGAAGGATTTACAGATGTTTTATAATATATAGCATCTATAGGTAATACTTTAAAATATATTGCCTGTACACTATTTCTTTCTACGTATCTCTGCGTTCCTGTAATTAATATAGGACCTATCTGATTGGTATGATAATCTAACACATCTGTATATCCATCAGTTGCAAGATACATTTGCTGATGAAAACCTACATTAACTTCACCTAAAATATTTTCTGTATCTACTCTAACCCACACTGCTTCACTAGTACCTAAAAAATATGCTCTATTCTGATTAGGACTCTGTAAAAAAAGTGCAATATCCCCTTTTAGTTGTCTTCTCAAGTAAGGAGCTATGTTAAGATATATGTTCTCCTGAAAAGGAATCACTTTTACTTTTTGTATTTCAACATAAGGATCTGCAGGTGGAAAGTTAAAATTACCAGACCAACTATATATTTTAAAACCTGTTACATCAAAAGGTTGTGTTTCAGTTGCAATAAGTAATTCACTTCCTCTAACTTTTATAACAAGTGCATCAGCTAATACTGCTGTAGGTGATATTTCTATTAATGATATAACATCTGATTCCTCAATGTCTTCTAAAGTATCTATAGTTATTACTCCTGTGGTATTTATCACACTGTCAATACTCCATATATCATCTATTACTCCTGTGATTATAGCAACAAGTTTATTACTGTCAAGAGAAAGAAATTCTACATTAGTAAATTCAGTGAACTCTCTTATGTTAGTTATAATATTTTGTATAGTCTCTGCAATAGTACTTCCATTTCTGAAATGAGTTTCATCATTGATAGTAGATGATGCTGTTCTGCTTACTAATGCAACAGTTTCAAAATTTCTCTTTACATCAATAGTTATAGTTGTTCCTTCTGCAGGAATTCCAGAGAATACAAAAGTTACTTTAACCTTCTGTAAGTAATCAATAGCAATATCAGTTGTAGTACCTGTATTAGTTACAGTAAGATAATTACTTGCAAAAGGTGCTACCTGAGGAATATATCCCTTAAACATAGTTGCCATATTTGCAGCAGTCTCTGTTTCATTAGCACCTAAAAGTATATCATAATCTGCTATTGGTAAAGTAGTGAACTTCATTAATATATCTGTGTAATTTATAGGGTCAGAATTAACAATATCAAATTTTGTTTCATAACCATTAAGATTATTAGTAAGAACATCAAACCTGTTTATAAAAGTGCTTCCTGTTTTCACATAGTATTCTATCTTCTCTGAATTAGGAGGTCTGTTAATAATAGGACTACTATTGTTAGTAGTAATAATCACCTTATTACCTGATACACTTGCTGTCAATATTGGGTAATCAATTGTAACAGCTTCTGCAAATTTAACAGCCTGGTCATTCACATCTACTCCTTGTGTTACTTCATTAGGTAGTGTTCTCAAGGACTTTATAGTCTCATTGAAACTAACTAAAGTGTTATCAATAGAAGGGTCATCATAATACTGGAATGATATTATATATTCCAATATATCCACACTATTAAAGGTTACTATGATTGTATTTCTGGTCATGATTATTAATTTTTAGGTTCTTTGTTATCTTTTGCAAAATCTTCCCAAAATGCTTCTGCAAAGTTGGTAGCAAAATCTTCTATTCTGAAATCATTTCTTTCTACAAAATGATGTTTTCTGTTTGCATAAATACCATAATATACAGCATCTACATTTATCTCAAATATTGCTGCAAGTGTAGCAGGTAATACCAAGATACTGTCACGCAACCTCCCTGTTTTCACAGGGGCAGTTGCCTTCAGTCCTGACTCATATGTGGTCAGAAAGTCTTTTAAACTTGATGTTCTTGCTGCAGTTTCCATTATGCTGTCTGTACTGTTACACCTCTTGCTATAAGAGTATTTTTATCTGTTATTCCTTGACCTGTAGGTGCTGCATTTAATCTTAAGTTTACTACTCCTCCTGTTGCAATAGGTAATGTTACACATTTTGCTAAAACAGCATTTACAGTAGCTGCTGTAAAATTATTAGTTTCAAGCTGCAGATTAAGAATATTACTTTGTAATAAAGCAGTATTAAATGTTACCATATGACAAGAATATAAGTCAAGTATTGATAAGTTAGGAAAAGTTGCTGTAGGAGCAAAACCAGACAAAGGATTATAAAGCATATATAAAGTACGCAGTGATGCTGGTAGAGCAATTGTAGGATTAAATGTCACTATCTGATTACTTTGCAAGTCTAAGTAGTTTAAACTTGAAGGTAATGCAACAGAAGGATTAAAGGTTACAATTGCATTATTTCCTAATACTAAATTTGTAAGTCCTGCTGGTAAAACACCTGCAGAAGGATTGAATGTTACTATTCCACAACTATTTAAAGCAAGAATTTTAAGAGTAGAAGGTAAAGGTATAGTAGGATTGAATGTTACTATATTATTATTACCTAAATATAACTCAATAAGAGAAGCAGGTAATGCCTGTGTAGGATTAAAACTTGTTATTGAGGTATTAGTCAAATAAAGATACTGCAATCCACTTGGTAAAGGTAATGTAGGATTGAATGTAGTTAATACATTATTTCTTAATCTCAAATCCTTTAAACTTGCAGGAAGAGCACTTGTTGGATTGAATGATGTTATGCCTGTACTATCTAAATTAAGCCACTGTAATGTTGTAAATGCTGAAAACATATTCACATCTACAACAAGTGAAGCATTACCATTCAAACGTATATCTTCTATTACAGGTAGTGTACTATTAGTTGTGAAAGTAAGTAAATTAAGTCCTCCCAAGTATATAACTTTTAGATTATTTAATCCTCCCACTAACTTAACTCTATTACCTACTACTTCAACATATGTGAAAGATGCACCTGTTATAGGTGGATCACTTGGTTCAATAACATACTGATACCAAGTTTCTAAACCAGCATTCCATTGGTCAACATCATTTGCATTTGTTATCTCAAGAAATGTAAGAAGATTAGTCATATTTGATGTAGTAAATTCTATAAACTCATCTACAGGACCTCCATAAGTACAATCTGTTATATTAGTTATTCTACCATCTGCACCAATTGTTACTATTTTGATAGTAGCAGTGTTACAGAAGTAGTTTCTAAGTGATAATTCTGTATCAACATTACTATCCCAGAAGAAATATCTACCTGGTTCTACAAAGAACTCACACATAGTAAGTCCATATCCTAAGAATACTTTCTGTCCTACTGCAAGAGTATTAAACTCTATCTGTAATGAAGTATATGCACCTAAAGGATAAGGACATAAACAAGTTCTAAATGTAGTAAACATTGCACATGCTTGTGCAAAACTTGTGGTATCATCAATCTGATTGTTAGTAATTCCACAAGGACTATCACTCACAGTACCAAATGATTCCAAGAATAATTTCTGTTGTAAACCTACAGGTCTTTGACATACATAAATACAAGTATCTACTGCATCTATTATTCCATTAAGTCCTACAGTGATAATATTCACAGTATTTGTTCCACATAATGTAGCACCTATATTCAGAGGATCTGTTATAGGCACATGAAAATAGAATCCTGGGTCTGCTACTGTGCAATCACCAGTACCATGACCTATATACACTCTCTCACCTGGTATAACAGAAGTAACTTCTATTCTGCTATATCCTGTTGCTGTTAAAGAGTTAGGAGCACATCCACATTCTTTAAATCTTGTCCATAAGTCACAAGCTGCTTCTAAATCTGCAGCACCTGTAATATTATTTGGTGTAGTACCACAATAACTTCCAGAACTACCAGAGAATGTTGCTAATATGATTGACTGTTCAAGTCCTGAAGGTCTTGCACAAGTGCAAGGTTCTACAGTGGATATTATTCCATCTGCTCCTACAGTTACAATAGTTACTGTATCTAATGGACAGAAGTAAGATTGGAATTCTGGAGGTGTATTTATAGTAGTATCCCAGAAGAAATATCTTCCTGGTCCAACTATAATATCACAGTTTGGAATATCATATCCTGCATATAGTTTACCTCCTGGTTCTAAAATATCATATTCTATGTTATATGAACTTACAGTATCAGGTACTACATCACATCCACAGTTTTTAAGAGTACTCCATATTGCACAAGCATCGCCTAAAGTAGCTGCACTTTGTACACTAAATAATTGCTCTCCACAAAGACTATCTACATCAGTAAGGAATGATACAACAAGACTTGCTTGATTTAAACCTGTAGGTCTTGTACAAGGACACACAACTTCTCCACATGATAATACACCATTTGCATCAATGTAATTTACACCTGGTGTAGGCGTAGGAGACATATCTATGAATCCTGTGATAACTATTTTATTTTGTGTTATAGGATTATAGAACCAGTTGCCTTCAGTAAGTGCAGTAGGATTATAGAAGTTACCACCACCAAGATTTATACAATCACAAGTCCACATATCAAAAGTATAACCAAATGCTAAACACACTACATCTGCACAATCAGTTACTCCTGAAGAAGCAGCAATATTTCTGTCTGTTACATCACTACAGTTAATGAAATCTACTATGAGTAATTTTTTACCTAATACATCATCAAAGTACCAGTTTCCAGGAACAAGTGCTTCAGTATTTGCTATGCTTCCTGTTCCATTGAATGAACAATCACAATTGTAAACTTCTACATCATATATATAAGCAGTAGGACAAGTACTAGGACATACTACTTCTGCACAGCTACCTACTTTAGTACTATCTAATATAGTTCTTGTAAAACCAGAAGCACATCCAACTAATCCTTGTATTGTTATCTTTCTGTCTGTTACAGCATCATAATACCAAGAAGAAAGTGTTAGAGCATTCTGATTTGTTATAGAAGCTGAACCTATGAAACTACAATCACAGTTGTGCATATCTACCTGATATTCATATCCTAATGGACAGGTAGTTGGACCACATGCATTAGTATTCACATCTGCACCAGCTGCTATAAGAGTTGCTTTATTTGCTTCACCAGCAGGTGAAGGACAAGAGTTAGTACCTCCTTGTAATCTTATTCTATCTGCTGTACCCATTGATAGTGCAACAGCTTTTGCAAGTATAGCATCTACTATAGATTGAGGTAATGCATCATTATCAAATAATAAAAACTGTGCATCAAGTGATATTAAGTTCACATTGAAGAAAGTCAGTGGATTATTTGCAAGACTTATAGAGGTTAAAGTAGGAAATGTAAGTGTAGGATCAAAACTTACTATCAAACAAGTGTCTAACTCCAAGAATGATAGTGGAGTAGGTAACTGTAATGTAGGATTGAATACTACTATAGGATTACTACTTAATACAAGTATCTGTAGATTGATTGGTAAAGGAATAGTAGGGTCAAAAGTAACTATGTGGTTGAAACTCAACACTAAAGAACTTAAACCTGTAGGTAAAGGTAGTGTAGGATTGAAAGTTACTATCTCATTACCACGTAAATTAATGACAGTAGAATGATTAGGTAATGGAAGTGTAGGGTTAAAAGTTACAATATTATTATTCTGTAGCAATAACTGCTGCATAACAGCAGATGTTATCTGTACAGAAGGATCAAAAGTAACTATATTATTATCTGCAAGGTTTAATTGTTTGAGTGCTGGCAGTGGAGCAGTTGTATCAAAAGAGTTTATACCTACAAAGTTAAGAGGTATTACTTGTATAACATCTAATCCACCATATAAAGTAACCATGTTACCTACTATAGATACTTTAGTGAATGCAGCAAATGTGTTAGCACCATAATATGTATTAAATGCAGTATTCCACTGTGCAACTACTGTTTCATCAGTGATACCCATTTTGGTTTTAAGGACTGCCATATCTGCTACTGTGAAAGTAATATAGTATTCTAAACACTCTGCTACTTCTCTGATAACACCATCAGCATCTATTCTATATGTACTGCTACCTGATCTATACCACTTATTACCACCTGGGAAAGGAGTGGATAAGTCTATATCAGCATATAATACAGTAGTTACAGATAATGTACCTATAGAGTATAACTGTGCTGCAATAGTATCATTACATGCTTCTGTTGGACTATCTCCTGGTATATTTGAGAACTGGTAAGTAAGAACAGCTGGTGGCAGTGGTGGTTCAACTCCTGGTTCTATACAAACATCTATAGTATTAGGTATTGCAAGAGTTACAGTCATTAACCATCCATCAACTAAGTCTAACTCTCTGAATATTACAGGTACAGCATCTGTAGAAGATAATATTTCTATACCATCATTATATGTGTATCTCAGTGTTGCCATAAGTCTGTTAAGTACAGCATGTGCAGTATTGAGAGTATCTATCTGGTTATCATTGGATAACCACTTGCTCTCAATATTAGAGTTCTTGGATAAGTCTCTCTGGTCTAAAACAGATATCTCAAGAGTTACAACATTTTGCTGTGAAGAACTGAAGTTACTACCCACAGGATTTATATGTGCAACAGGATAAATTGCTTTCTTATACAGGTCTCTGTAGTTATCCACACCAAAAAATACTGTGTTAACATCAGGGTCTGCTGTCAGGATATCTTTTATCCTCTGTGTTATTCTATAAAATGCTTGCATAGCTATATCTATTTATTATTTTTCATTCTTTTTATATCAAGAGTTGTTTTTCTCTTGTAAAAGTTCACAAAGGTTAAGAACTCATCTGCTCTTGAGGTTGTTACCTCATTAATCTTGGTGTAATCTTCATGAGCAGCAACATATAACATTGGATACCACCCAAATTCTTCACTAAATCTTTCTTCCTCAGATAACATTACACCATCTTCTTCTTCAAGGTGTTCATCTGTGGAGTATAAGTATCCAAATGGTTCAACAAACTCTCTTTTAAAATTGCAAAAAAAAAGATAGCACCTAATATGATTCTGAAATCAGTGTTTAAAAATATCTTATTATACTTATCAGTTCCTGTATAATCCTCTATAGAATACTTACTGAACCATGACTTTTTGACAGGTCTATATAATACAGACATAATTTGTTCAAGTTGTAAAGGATCTTGCTTCATTAGTGAATCTAAATCAATAAATTCACCTACACTAATATCTTCTAAATTAGGTATGAAACCAAAAGAAACTCCATCCTGTTTAAATCTGTGAACAAGAGGTAGTTCCTTTACATTAGTGAGTTGAGCAGTTATATCATTAAGAAGAACTTCAGACTCTTCAAGAGATATTTTACTCAAATCTTCTCCTTTAAATACTTTAATTATTTCCATACCTAATGTATCAACATCATCCTTATACTTCTTCTGAAGTTCCTGAATAGTATAATATTGTTTTATTGTTATAATCATCTTACGTAATATTTTGATATTGTTGGATTCTTTAATTGGTGTGATACTCTATATCTCACTGCATCAATGCAGTGATTATACATATCAATTGGTGCATCAGATTTTCTATCTGACCAGCAATAGTTATTTAGTTCTTTTGCAATATTGTATGAATCAGGTGTTACCACAAGTTTATAATCCTGTATTATCTTTATTCCCTCACCTATGCTTCCTGCACCTTTCACACAAGGTTTTATATTTATACCTTTTCTCTTGAGTTCTTCTATCAAGCGTGGTTCTGAATTATCACCAATAATTTCCTTATTACCTACTGCATCTTTTATGTGGTCATATATCTCTGATGTAGTTAAGTTAGGTTTATAAAGTTCCTCAGAGAGGTAGATAATCTGTTTCTTCTTGTCAATTGCAACCTTTATTACAGTGGTAGGGTCTGATTTAAATCCAAAATCTGCACCATATCCATATTCAAGTGTAGTATCAAACTCACCATACTCCCAATTTGTAAATATAACTCCTTCTGCAGTATCTAACCATCCACCCATGATGATATGATTGAACTTCAGAAGATTATGTAACTTCATATACTCTACTTCAGATATAAAACTCTCATTCAGGTTCTTGATGTTATCTAAGTAAGAAGTGTGTATGTAAGTAATGTCTTCCTGTACACCATTATAACCTGGGGTAATACCTTGTACTTCAAAGAATCTTTTGTATATCCAGTGTACTTTTGTGGCAGGATTAAGAATAAGTATTACTTTGTTAGGTCTCATAATACTTCTAATAGATAAATTTATCTTATCAAAGATTTCTTCATCTATTAACTCCTCTGCTTCATCCATTACCCACACTGTAACACCTTGTACAGACTTCAGGTTAGCAGTTTGATCACCTGATGATGTTCTGATACCTTTAAAAATAATACTACTTCCTGTGAGGTTATTTATGATACTGTCCTGTGTTACACTGAAGCAATCCTCAAGACCTAAAAGTTTAATTTTCTCTATGAACTCTGGTATTATAGAAATGGTTGCTGATGTGAGTGTGAATCTGGTATAAAGAATTGTGTGATTACTTTCAAATTGTAAGAGTAGACATAAGTAAGTAGAAATACTGAAACTTTTTGCAGAACCTCTGCCACCAGTAACAATGTTATACCTTGTATTATTTTTAAACAAGGGTTTGAACTTCTTATGTAATGTAACTTTACTCATCATCAAATCCTAATAAATCTGATAGTGATTTACCACCAGTAGTTATATCAATTCTTTTAATATCTTTAAATCCTGTTATATCAGATAGTAACTTCATAGCAGATACTTTATCACTCTCCCTGCCAGTACCTCTGATTATCTCCATAAGTTTATTTATAATCTTCTCCTTTGTAAGAAGTAAAGCATCAGCAACCTCATCTTGCTCTTTCTGTAAATACTCCTTTATAATAGGATTTCCTAGGAGGTCAGAAGAACTTGATTGTGCTGCTTCATAACTACTATCAGGATATGCAGACATATAAGCTTGTGTAGCATTGTATCCATTTGTCATGTAATGCTTTATAAATAACTTCTGCTTGAATGTTAGATCTTTTTCCATTATTACTATTAATTACTCTTATTATGGAAAATATTTTCCATTAATACTCACTTATTTTCTTTATAATAGCACCTATAATTGCTGAGAACACCAGAAATCCAACTAATATAAAGTATATCTGTCCTAACTTTATATGCATATTCCACCATTCAGATACTAAAAATAATATTATTGGCACTGTTATCATCTCAATGATAAGTAATATTGCCAGGTTTCTAATTTCTTTATTTAGTCTCATTTCTGTAGTATTCAAAACTTCTGTTAATACTATTTACTATCTGATTTATAACACCTCCACATCTGCAGGGTATAAGAGCTTTGTTATATAAACTATTATACAGTGTAAATAATGGTTGTATTTCTTCATCAGATATATATCCTGGTCTTTTGTTAAGTCTTTCTATGAATGCAACCTCATCTGCTGTAACATCTCTTGATATCTCAAGATAGGAAAACATTCTGTTCAAGATTGCTTTTCTCTTTATACATGATTCACATTCTTTAATACCAAGAGCACCAGTAATCTTTGCCACAGTATCTCCTAATCCTTGAGAGACAGAAGAACTTGTAGGTTCTTTCAGGTCCTCTATTTTATTCAATTCTGGTTCTGCAAACACCTCCATATTAAGAGGTTTCTCTTTCTTAGCAGTAGA